ATGAAGGCAATTAGAGCCGTTGTTTCAAAGAAAGATCGCGAGTACATTGCCCTGCAAACACAAAAGAGTGTACGCACTATTGAGTCTGTTTTGAACTGTGATCGCATAAACAATGACATTGAATCCTGTATATTCAGAGTTGCAAAAATGAACGTTGCAAAACTTTCAAGAATACTCGTAACGATTCAGTCTCAGAACCTTCTATCAATAACTATCGAACAGTACCAAACCGCTAAAGCTAGTGGCTCTTGGTCAAACTCTGAGATATATCAGCGATACAACGATGTTTATTTAAGGCTCTGTCATTCAACCTACAATGAGATTGAGGACGTATGGTCAATTTTACGATCAGAGTACCGCGATATAATTCCCTTTTCAGAATATTGTTGTGATCTATTAATCAGGTTAACCGGTGTAAATGAGAATGCTGCTATAAAGTTTTATAATAGCAGCATCTCAGATTTTTAAATCGGATAATTGGCCGTCAAAACTTCAACCTTAGTCTTTTGATTTTCCTTTGTCCGGGACACGCTTACTTTTTGAGAAAAGCTTTGCTGGCACCACCGATTTTGAGCAACATATTCATCAAGTATTTTCGATGGATAGCTACTCAACAAAAACCGGCCTTCTAGCTTTGAAAGCATTTTTAAAAGCATTTCAAAGTCATCAATTGTATAACCATCATAGTGGCCGCAATCACTGTTATAATATGGTGGATCGCAATAAAAAAACGAATCCTTTCCATCTCTTGAGCGAATGATCCGCAGGGCATCAGTACACTCAATTTGTACTTTCTGCAACCTTATGGCCAGTTCTTCGGTAAAGCCTTCCCTTTTGTTGTTGATCTTGGTCGATACAGAAGCCTTTTGTTTGTCATATCCCCATGAGCCGTCGATCTTTGAAGCGAATCCCTGAGTTGATAATACCCAGACCGCCCACGCACGCTTGATACTGTTAAACATGTGAGGATTGTCATACACAACTTTAGCATCATTAAATAAAGAACGCGAGTGCAGGGTTATCCTTATCAGTTTCTCCAGATCAACAAACTCATTTTGGCATACCTCATAAAAGTTGATCAGCTCCCTGTTGGTGTCGTTTATTACTTCAAGTGGGCTTGGTTCTTTAGCCCAGAATACTGCTCCGCCACCGACAAATGGCTCACAGTATAAAATTACATCACTTGGCAGTACTGGAAGGATGTGCTTTAGCATCCTTTGTTTGCCTCCATAATAAGAAATAGGTGTTGCTACATTCATAAAAATTAAATTACTATTTTTGCGGCGCTACATTCAAATTAAAACTCAGTGGGAATAAGATTTTCGCCCGGACGGTATTTCGGGTAAAATTCCCTCTGGGTTTTTATTTTTGAATGTAGCAGCCGTCCGGGTTTTTATACAAAATCAATCCCCTCCAGATAAATCCACATGGGTTCGAAAAGATTGAAAAGATTTTTCATTTTAGTTAAGAATTCAGATTGTTTTTCAGGTAATACCCCTGTTGCTTCAATGGTTATTGACGACAGCCTATATATACCTCCCGAATCATAATAGTAATCACCACTATAGGTAATTTCACCGTTATAATAGAGCATGTATTTATATACTGGCCGGGTAGATGCTGCTCCAAGCGCCTGAGCAAGTAATTCGATTGACTTAGGTGTACCTGATAAGCGGAAAATCAATATTACCGACTGCAATAACCGCCGGTATTCATCGGTGGTTAACCCCTGTTGCACTGCCTGTGGATCAAGTCCAAACATCTCGAGCCACAACTCCAGCTTAGCGATGTTTTGCTCGGTTTCAAAATTGATCTTTAGTTGGTTGTAGCGTAACAGCGATAACCGTTCTGCCCAGGTTTCGTCAATGGCAGTTGTTTTGTTTGTCCGTATGCTTTCAGGTTCAAGCATGTTATTCGATATTAATATTAATTACTCCGCGCTGATAAAATTCACCTTTGGCCAGAACGGGTACATTCGGAAAATTAAGGTTTACAATCTGCTGCAACCCGTCAGCATTATTAAGGTAAGTGGTCACGCCGCTAATCCCGAACTCGCTTGTAAAGCTTAACGAAAGCTGGCCAAAATACCGGTCAAGCTGATAATCAATATTGGCTAGTAGCTGGGCCGGATCAAACCCGGTCACCGCCCTGACATTTACAGTGCCATCAATCAAAACAGGTACCGCCTGGGTAAACTGGAACATGTTTCCGATCACCCCAAAATCGTCGGTCGTTATGGCTTCAATAATAGTCGTTTCGAGAGCCGCATCATGAACTACCCCATAATCGATAAAATCGGCAGTTAGTTGCTTAATCGGGACAACACGCACACGCCCAGGTAACAATTCCGGCTCGTCATTTTTTGAAAATAACAGAACGTCGGCAACATCCGGGAGCGACAGGATACGTGCCTTATAAGCTGCTTTAGTGCCTAGCCCGTTACTTTTATTGGCTACAAGTATCCGTTCCCGGTAAACGTCATCACTTTCGGCAGCTATACGCACTGTTCCAAACAAACCACCCCAATAGTCCAGGTTCGCCCCTTCAGCCAACTGAATGAAGTTTTGTCGCATCATCCACTCCATGCCATTGCGCAATAGAACTTCGCGATAAGTCATACAGTCGATCAATATTCGCTCCGGATCGGCATCATTCAGTACCGATCCTGCTTTGGTCTGGAACAATACAATGGTGTCAACCAGTATCTGTTCCGGGTCTTTATCTATGAATTCAATTTCTGACATACATCTATCAATTTTTGATACATTATTAACCAATCGTTCCCATTCCTGGTGCGGTTGTTGCTCCAGCTCCTGCTGATGTTGTTACAGCAATACCGGCGGCAACCGTCACAGTTGCACTTTTTATGTAAGTATCTATCAATGTGGCCAGTTGATCAGCAAAGTACTCATCTGCATTTTCCTCTTTAGTGCGCATTTCGGTTAGCAGAGTCTGAATGCCAGATTTTAATATTGGTTTTTCTAGTGGCATATTAGTCGTTTAATAATTGATTCGTCTTTTGTTCCAATTGCGTTATCTTCTGAATTGTTGGCGGCAGTGGTGTGCCGCTAGGGCCAACGCCGGTAGAAACAGTCAGCGTTTTAATCGCTGTAAAAAGGTCTTTCAATATCGTTTTTAAGCCAGTTGAATCGTTTTTCAAACTGGCTTTGTTGCCTGTCAATTCAATCGAAATTTTATCCTGGCTAACTTTCCAGGAATCATCTTTAGCCACCATGATTGTCTTTCCAAATTGGCGGTATTCTGTGTTGGCATCAACGCCACCAGGCACCGCATCGGCTTCAGAAAACACGCATCCCAACGCCATGTTTTTTCCACCTTCAAGCCAGCAAACTACCTGAGTGCCTACACTGGGAAGATGAAATACATTATTACTCCCTGTTGTTGGTACCAATACTGCACAATTGGCTTCCGTCTCGAGCTGGGCGAATTCAACCAGGATAGTTCCTTTCTCCGGATCCACTGCTTTAACTGTTCCAATCTCAATCATTCTTGTATAATTATTGTCGTTTGATAGCCCTGTGACTTGGAAATAGAATGTGATACTTCGTCAACATACCAGGTTTTCGAAAACCGGCCAAAAGCCTCTAAATTCACCCTTACACCTGCCCGGTACCGCACATCTCCGGGAATCGTCAGTTCAATCCTGCTACCGGTTTTATTCCAGTCCTCTACAAAGTTTTTAGCCTTTTCTTTAGCCGCTGCAACATCATCAACTTGTTCCCATATGGTGCGAGATCCTCCGCCTTTTATCCCGGCGTTGTAATCACCGGTTATAAGTTGCTTTTTAGTTTTATCCCAAAATTTTACGGTGCAATTTGAGATTCTCCCCGAGGCTTTATCTGTGACAGTATAGGAAATTACATCGGCTTTGTTAACGGTTCCTACAATAGCGCCCGATTTTACCGTAGCCATCGGAATAAAATACAGGCCAGTTCCTTCAACCTTCATTACACGACCGGTTTCCCTTGCAATTTGTTCCAGGAACTTCAATCCTGTTCCTTTCTGTAAGCCGCTCCAATTTCCGCTTAGGTCGCCTTTTGCAGAATAGCCTAAGCGAATAGCTTCATCGCTAACCAGACTTTGAACTGACTTACCTTCATGGTTCTTTCTTACTTCTTCAGAATATATACTTGATCCGTAAGCGCTCAATGCCCTGAAGCTCGTAATATCACCCATCCTGCTCCCCGATAAGGTTACATCATCGACAAAGAATAACCCGCAATTAATAAGCTGGCCTTCCTTAAACCCAAGTTTGGCTTGAATTTTATCATCAATCCCCGGATACCAATCATTCAGGAAATAAGCCTCGGCATTCGTAAACACCAGCTCCAGTTCAGCCGCTTTGTTTTCAAGGCACTCCTTAAAACTGATGCTCTCCAGATATGGTGCAAAATCTTTCGATACATCTTTACCTTCGTATGTTACTATATATGTTGGGGTCATTTCCAGGGCGCTTTAACTGTTGTTTCCGAAATTTGTTTGAGTTCATCCGGTAGTTCAGGAACTACGATCCGTTCACCGACTGGCAAATAAATCTGGTTTGGCAGTATCTGAGGGTTGGCCTCCATCAACAGCGATACTAGTGCCGAATCGCCATAAAAGTCATACGCCAGGTGATCCCACCTGTCCATATCAGTCGATATATAAATACGGTTTGACATTATTCAGTAATCAGGTTTCGTTTCTGGGTTTCATTAGCCGGGCGGGTTTCCGTTTTCTTCCTGTTCTGGGTTTCCCGGTCAGCATATTCCAATAAATTCAAGGTTAGGTCAGCCGATTGGATCACTCCTTTGGCATCAGTCCTCAAAACCTTTGATGAAACATTTTTAACCACATATTCGCCCTGGTAAACACCAGAACCAAACACCAATTTTTGAGGTTCGCCCGAAGCCCGAAGTTTATCAATTGTTTCAATTGTTCCCGGAACATCGTGGCCAATGAAGCTCCGGAGCTGAATATCTAGCGATACTTGAGATAAGGTTTCGCCCATAGGCTGAAGCGTTGGCTTACCTGTGGCCAAATCGTGCTGCGCATAGTCAAACCCACGATCTGAAGCAAAGCCGGTTATTCCGTCTGATACAGAAAAACTCGCTTCGCCAAGCCTGCAAAAATCTTTACTATCCGGCATAGCTTAACCTCCCGTCTTTGCGCTGTTCTTCGCGTATCAGCTTCATAAGTTGATCTTTGTGATCATACAACAGCTTCATTAAATTGTCCTGGCTCTCCTTAGTCATTGCAGCCGAAATATTCACCTGTGGACTATAAGTCACTTCAATTTTTTGGGTATTCGCCTGGCTGTTTTGGTTCGTTGTATTGTTGTTGGTATTGGCAATATTTTGGGTAATGTTTTTTGTTATCTGTTCCAGGCTATAAGAATCAACCGCTGGAGTTTTGAGCGGGTTATAAGCCGGGGCATTAGCATAGGGTATCCCTGACCCCTGATTAGGTTTTGCAGCCGGATTTTTCCATACATCCAAAGAGGATGACTGGTTACCTGTTGGCGGATATGACATATTCCACATTCCCGGCACTTTCATTATACCCATATCTGGCATCGACATATCCAGCATTCCCGGAACATTCATCACATCCATGCCAGGCATTTGCATGTTCAGCATTCCCGGCATGTTCATCGCATCCATTTCAGGATTTCTCCAAACATCAAAAGGCGCAGGTTGTCCGGCCTTTTGTAAATCAGCAGCCGAAATAGCCTGATCTTTCTTTTTACTGCCAAAGTTCATAAAGCTGCTGGTGTCCATGTTTTTGCCTTTGGCATACCCAGCACTGGCAGCATTTACAATTTCGTCTTTCCTTTTAATAGTTTCAACGGCTAAGCCAATCGGGCTCATTTTAATGGCGCTCTTACCTATGTCACCAAAACCCTCAAGAGCTGTTTTTCCTGCTTCTTTAAACTCACCTTTGAGCAATAGCGAAATTGCTTTTCCAATCTTTCCAATACCACCAAGCAATTGCTTTAGCGCCCCAAGCACAGTACCAACCAATATATCTCCAAATGCCTTCATCCCCTCCCAGGTACCAACCAGTACACCCCTGAAACCATCAAAATATTTCCAGGCTAAAGCAATGCCAGCAACCAATGCCAGAACCCCGCCAACTATCCAGGTAATTGGGTTGGCCCAAAGCGCTGCCGTCCATGCCCACGTTTGTGCAATAACGCCAGTGAACGAAGTCCACAAGCCTTTTAATGCCATGCCGGTAACGGCCATTAAACCGTTCCAACCGGCTTGTATAGCTCCTGTAACCATCATGCGTTTGCCCCACAACGAAGTAACTCCGCTGGCCACCAGTTGCGACTTTGTTACAACCCAAGTCCAGGCGGCTTGCAACTTGCTGGCAATAGCCTGGCGGGTTTGCAAAATAATTGAAGCCCGGCTTTCAGCATTAAACAATTTACCAACTAATACCCCGAAGGCGACAGCCTGGTTCTTAACCCAAATACCACCTGCCGCAATACGTCCGGCCATTCCATAACGTGCAATAAGCCCGGTTACAGTCGATAAATTACCGGCGGCCAAAGCCATATTCATTAATTTAGTCGCTTTAACAATGGTCATGATTCCCTTCACCGAACCAACGGCCAATGATCCTACGCCCATTATGCTTTTTCCCAGGAATCCAAAAACCGGCGATAGTGCGGTAATGGTCATGGCCGCTTGTCCACCCATTTGCACCCAACTCAATAAACCAGCGTTTGCCTGAAAAAATGTAATGGACAAATCGTTCATTTTGGCTTTTTGAACGTCCATCCAATGTACCCAGGTTTTATTCATAATTGCAGCCTGTTCAGTGGCCACAGTTGTTCCGGTAACTTTTTTGGTCATTTCATCAACTGCCTGGGCATTTTTAACAAGAAACTGTGCAGCAGCTATATTTTCAGCTCCAAATATTTTAGCCATGTAGGCTGCATCGCCTTCTTTGCCCTGGAGTGTGGTAAGTGCATCGCTCAGTTTCGTTACTTTAAAGTCAAAGCCTAAATCGGTTTGCATCTTCAATAGCACGTTTCGCAAAGCGGTACCGGCTTCCGATCCCTTCAAATTGTTTTTCGACAGAACTTCAATTGCACCGGCTGTGGTTTCAACGTCTAAACCTGCGGCGGCGGCTGAAGCTCCAACCACCTTAAACGACTGTGCCAGATCTGGAATTTCGGCAGCACCGTATTTCGATCCGGCAGCTAAAACGTTCATTACCCTATTAGCCTGGTTAGCTTCCAGCCCAAATTGATTGATTGTTCCGGCCAGCGAGTTTGCTGCTCCTTCCAGCCCCAGTTTAGGCGAAGCCTGGGCAAGCGTGATAGTACGTTTTTGTAGTTCATTTAAACCTGACAATCCAATTTTATCAACCTCAATTTGCGAAGCAAGTAGCTTGTATGCTTCAAGAGATCCTGTAGCACCGAGGCCGGAATCTTTACCTACTTTTCTGGCTATTTTCCCCAAATCTGTAAGATCGCTGCCTGCAATTCCTGTAATGGAACTCAGTTCCGCCAACCCAAAATCATATTCTTTTCCGGGAGCGCCAATTTGGTTCAGGGCATCAGAAGTTCTCCCAAGTAAATCGGCGGCTTGGTTAAACTTCCACATGCTGTCCATCATGCCGTTCACCCCTTTGTTGACAGCACCAAATACGCTACCCGTTTTGTTGACTGCGCTAAAAATTACATCTATGGAAATTGAATTGCTCATGCTCAAATCTGAAACTCAAATAGGCACCGGTGCAGGTGCAATCAGTGCCTATTTACGGTTAATTTCTTCAAAATAAATGTCGAGTTCTTTCATCCAGGAATTCAAATCCCGGACAGTCATTTTCATTACTGCTTGGTAGTCAAACCGAGCTTCTCTTGTAAGAAGGATAACAGCTCTTTGGAGCCCAGCGCACCCTGGGAAGTCAACTCGAGCTGAAGAGATAAAAAATCGGTAGCCCTCACTTTCCGCAAGTCCTCATAAGTGAGCTTTTTGCCATCGAACGTGCATATTTCGGCAGCAAGTGCCATATTAAAACCTACACCTTCAGATTCTCCTGAAGCGCGTTGGGCATTGAGCATATCTTCCACCAATGCTTCACGGGCTTCAATGTTTTCAAACGTTGGGTGATCTTCACTTTTCTTTACAGTTACTTTCATCGTGTGTTAAATTGAGGTTGTTAAAATTGTATGTTATAGGTTAATACCTCCCTGACAGAGGTCAATGCGTTAATTTCAGTTTCAATTTCGTTGCTCCTGGTTATTATTGCAGCTCGTTCAGCCTGGATGTCTTCAGGTACATCCACACCGCGTTCCATTTTCCGGATTACATACCAATCGGTTTTGCTTAACAAACCGTTCGCTTGCAGTTTGGCCAGGCAGATTTTGGCAGCCTTTTCGGTGGCAATATCAATCTGTTTTTCAAGAACTATCCGAGTTACCGTTTCTGTTTCTACAATGAAAACAAGTGCGCCAAGCTCCTGCATGATCGGGTCAAACTCCGGCTCTACATACGGGTAAAAACCGTATTCCTTCAGTTCCGTATCAGACAGCTTATCAAAGCCACCAACTACGTTCCCGTGTTTGTTCGGAAGCGACTGTGGCCACCCAATTTGATCATTATCTATTTTACAATACATATACTAAATTTTTGAAATTGCTATTGAAGTCCAATATCTGGATCCGGATGAAAGCAGTTTTGTCCAGGTTACTCCGTAGTCCTTTGACTTATAAATGTATCCTAAACCTACATAACCTTGGTATTTCAAGCTTGCAGTAGCAACTTGTGTTTTTCCTGAAGCCGAAAGTGAAACAGAAGACCAATATGTTACATCAGGCACTAATACCTGTGTCCACGATGCGCCGTAATCGGATGATCGATAGATGTAACCCAGATATGACGGACTGGTTCTTATTGCCACTATTGTTTGATACTGCCCTGTTTTAGACATTGACACACAAGTAGATTTACCGATTGTGATAAATATCTGAGTCCACGATGCGCCATAATCAGATGATACATAGATTACATCGCTATCCGTCACTGCGGTAACATATTGACCAGTCTCCGAACAAGCTATTGACATATATGAATCAGGTGTTTTTATGTCAGTAAATGAAGTTCCGTAGTTGGATGATCTGTAAATACCTTCATTGTAAAATGCTAAAAATTGATATTGCCCATTTTTTGAAATTGCAGCACCCAAGCAGTCAACATAAATTCCTGACATAGCATTACTCCAATTAACCCCAGAATTTGAGCTTTTTCGTGCTATTTCGTTAGCTGAACCAACAAGCGCATATTGTCCGTTATTCCCAAGTGCCACAGACAAGCCATACGTTGTATTATCAATTCCGGTCCAAGTCGCGCCGTAGTCGGTTGACTTGAATACTTTGTAATCAGCGCGACTTACTGCATATTGATATTGCCCGGTTTCACTTATTGCAATCATTTGCCACCTTCTCGACCCGGCACCTGTAATTTCTGTCCACGATGTTCCGTAGTTGGTTGATTTATACAGGTAGCCGCTACCAACAGAAGAATCAACAGCAGCCATCATCACAGCTCCTTCCTGAACCTCTCCGCTATGAAGTAAAAAATTATTATTCATGGTTTAGGCTTTTGGTTGAGATATTACGGCCCATACTTCCGGAACGGCTGAATTGATGCACAACAATTGAATCAAATTGACTTTTGAACCGTCATATTCGCCGGAAATTGTGGTTACAGATGCCGGAAGAATCAAAGTATATGCGCCGGTTATTCGTAGCGTGATTGTTTTGTTCACAATCAGGCTTGAAAACGTAAGTGTTGTATTTGCAGTCAGCGTTTTTGTGCGAACTGGCTTACCAGACCAGTCAATTTCTGAACCTGGAAGGTCTGCCGAACCTTCAATATTCAGATTTGCGGTTGTCCAAAAAGTTATTAATTCACCCCAAGTGTTAGAATCATAGTTCTGTTGTCTATAGCCAGCATAATTAGAATTTTTGCCGAATACTAACTGATTGCTCAATTTTTCATCCCAGCTACCATACGAACTCATCCATAACGCATCCACCCATCCAAATCCGGCAATTGAAAGCATTTGCAGCTTCAATACATTTCCGCCGAAATAACTTGGTAATTCCAAACCGCCACCAATATATTTTGCTGATATATATTCGTGAGCATGATTATTTTCTGCTTTTCCCGCTAGCGCATTGATCATTGTAGTAGCAAAATTGGGGTCATTTCCTAAAGCTACTGCAAGCTCGTTAATCGTATTTAACGCATCTGGAGAACTAGCCACCAAGGCCGCCAATGCCGCCTGCACAAAAGCTGTATTTGCAATCTGGGTGTTGTTTGTTCCAGGAGCAGCGGTTGGAGCAGTTGGGGTGCCCGTAAAAGCAGGACTAACAAGCGGTGCCATCTGGCTAGGGTTTAAATTGCCAGTGTGCCACAATTCCCGCCAATCACTCCAAATACCATTATCAGTTTTGTTTCTCCAACGCGATAGACCAATAAAACCATATTCCTGCTGTAGTGTACCAATAGAACCTCCAAAATTTATTGATAATAATAATCTTGAGTCTGATGGATAATTTACAAATGAAATACCAGTATTAGTAAGATTATCTAGCTGTTCAGAATTAATTGGACCTAAAAATCTTAAAAATTCAGAGTTGACTTGACCGTTAAAAAGAGAGCTATCAGCCGCTTTTGCATTAATCCCTAATTTTCCGGCCAGCGCGTTGGTCATAGTGGTAGCGAAATTGGCATCGTTACCAAGTGCGGTGGCAAGCTCTTTCAGTGTGTCAAGTGCCGCAGGAGAACTGTTAACCAAAGCCGCCACAAGAGCCTGTACAAAAGCGGTGTTGGCAATCTGTGTGTTGTTTGTACCAAGAGCGGCGGTCGGTGCCGTAGGTGTGCCGGTAAGAGCAGGACTGGCCAAAGGTGCCTTATTGGCCTCTACATTTTGCACCCGGCCATGCAGGTTCCGGGTGCGGTTGGCCAATTCGGCAGCCTGGCGGTTTGCAACACCGCCAGGGCCACCTTGTACACGATCAGTAACCTCCAACTGGTAAACTCCTTCGCTATTCCAATCGTAATTTTCTGCGCCGTTTTCTGCTAAATTCATTTTTTTAGTCTTTAAATTTTAATCAAAGCTCCGGTGCCTGAGCGCGAAGCAGTCGAAGGCTATTGGTTTAACCTGAATTCGTTCAGGATGTCTGTTGAACCGAATTTGATGATATTGTTGAACACGTCAACTTCATAGATCAGCTTCCCGTCTTCTTCCAACTTCACGTAATAAACCGACATAACATGTTGTAGCCCGTCAATCTTTTCCTGGCCTTTAAGCGTTCCCAAAGGGGTTTCTTTAAAAACTCCCGAAATGGTGACCGAAACCGGAATATCTTTCAACGATCCGGCAGCGCCCTGGCTTTTCATATTCGATTTAACCGTGATTGAAACGGATTTTAAAGGACTTTCAGCTTTAAAATTGTCGCCATATACAGCGTTCCATTTTAGTTTCGCTTCCATTTTTTCGAGCCCGGTAGGCATCTCTATCGCAGCGAACATACCAAGCGCCTTTACATCTTCAGTAGCAAATTTGATGCTTGGCAGTTCAATCTCTTCCAGGCGGCCTATCAATGTTTCACCATTCAGGTAGGCATTTGCATTTGTTATCCTATTTATCATGCCGTAGCGTATTAAAGGTTAAAATTTGTTTCAACAACCTCTTCGAAGGTCAATTTATCCAAACTCGGGCCATAGGTAACCGAAATGGTATAAAGCAGTTTTCCCTGGCTAATTTCAGAAGAAGGGTTCTTTTCAGCATCCCAGGAGCATTCGCCCGAATTGATTGCACCTTTGCCAATCAACCCACGCATAAAGGTGTTTACATCGTTTTGTATCCGCTCAACAGTAAGCTTGTTGATGTTATTCCGATCCAGGTAAGTAATGGCCGCATCAATCAACACCTCGCGGATCATCATCCTTACTGCTCGCGGTGCAATCATTACTTCAGCTCCTTTTTCGGTTGGGAAAGCGGCTGTCCAGTTTCCCCATACGCGGTAACCCGAACCAGCTCGGCGCAACACGGTTACAACTCCGGCACCGTTCAAAAGGTTAGTGTCAGCGGTCGGGTCGGTAATACTGCTTTTAACAGGAACCACTGTTCCGAGTATGCCAGCCAATTCGTAATTCGATGGGGATATCCAGTAGCCCAAAATCGAATCGGTTGCTGCTTTGGCAACTGCTATGGCAACCGATAACCCAATTGGCTGATTGGCTGATTCGTGTGCATTGTAGCGCATGATGGCCGGGTACGACAAGATCAGGGCCGGACTTGCACTTGCATAAGCTCCGTTGGTACGTGCTGCCAAAACTGCGGTAACATCGGCAGCTACAACATCAACCAGGGCAAAAGCATTAAGCTTTTCGGCAACTGTAATCATTTTTGCCATTACCGTAGCCAATTGCGAATAACCTGGAGCAATAATCAGGTTCGGTTTTATGCCAATTGAATCTTCAATATTGCTTAGCAATTCAAGACCATTGACAATATCGGCAGCAAAATCGACAGCAGCCGGTAAGGTTGCCTCACCAATATGTGTTGCAAATTTACCATCTACATCAATGGTCATTTTGCCGTTTTCTTCGAGCAATGCCAAAGCATCAGCATTATCAAGTACGTTTACCACAAGTACTTTAGCGGCTACGTGTGCAAAAATAAAATCAAGCGCTGCGGGTATGGTAAACCCGCCAATGTCTTCGCCATATTCAGCAACTCCGGCAGTTCGGCTGGTAATTAATTTAACCACGCCTACACTCCCTATCCCGGCTGTGCCAACCAGGGCAATAACTGAGCTGTCGCCAGCGGCCAGAACCGC